GATGGGTCACGGTCTTCGAGTTTCTTGACCTCAATGACTGTGCCGGAATGGGTGTCGTTGACATTCTCAAACTTCAAAGCGGGATACTTGCTCCCGCCATCGGATAGGAATATGTCTGTCATGATGCTTGCTCCTCTATGTGGAATTGATTGGTTTCTGGGATATAGATCAGGTTCAGCAGGTCACGTGCGATGCCGTGACAAGCGTTAGCGAACCGCTGTGCTTGTTTCACGTCAAGGTTGGCAAGTGCTTCACCTGGTTTTGTGTATTTCTGCGAGGTGATTTGGGAACAGATGTCCTTCACCAAGTCTTCATCGAATTGGCCTGAGTCGAACAGAAGGAATAACCCTCTGGCGATTTCAAACCTTCGAAGAGATTTTGTTTCTTTGAGGCTGATGCTGCGACCCGCAAGTTCGGCTTGCGTGATAAGCATCGCCATCCTTGCCCTGTCAGCACCTTGAATGCTGTTGAGGCGTTCACGAATATAGGTGACTGCTTGCTCGTCGCCTGTCTGATCTAGGTCACGACCTTCAATGCTATTCATTGAATGCTGTCAATTTCTGCCGTGTCAAACGCCTTCGACTTACGCTTTGCAGGCTTCTTGACGGTTGGGTCATCTTCAAAGAACGGGATGTCATGTTGAGCTTCAACAGTTTCAATGACCTTCACCAGTTGTTGTAACTGTTCCGGTGAAGTCTCCTGAAGTTTGGGGCATCCTTCAGGCCAGCAAAGAATGAGCATCGCTTGGGCTTCACGGGTGAGGTTGGCGATGCGTTGCTTCATCCATTCTTGACGGATTTGCAACTCTTTTGGCGAGACGGAATCATCGGCCTGTGCCATCGGATTTGACACAGGCTCGACGACTCTCCGCTTCTCGTCAGAGAACTGATAAGGCTTGAAGAGGTCTTTGCGCTTACGCCAGTTGCGGGTTGCGAACGACATCTTCGCTGCTTCCCATCCTGCTTCCAGGTCAACTGTGTAGAACTTGCACGTCGCTTCACCTGCTGGAAGATGGCAGATGATTCCTTCTTTCATATCCAAGCCTTCTGGGAGTGCTGTGCGTTCGCCAGTTTTCCAGTCGTAAATCCAGTCAGCGTTTGCGTACATAGCGAGTTGGACTGCGATTGAACCGAAAGAGTAAGACAAGTCTGTTCCGGTCTTTAGGTCAAAGATGCAAATCTTGCCATCACGGGTAGTGACGATTCGGTCTGCTGTACCTGCATACTCGTACTCATCGTTAATGAGTAGAACTTCAATCCATTCCTTGCGCATACCGAAGTCCCACGCTGCGATTGATGCAACATAAGTTTCAATATCTGCCTGTAATCCTTGAAGGATTTGTGGCTTCATACCAAGGTCTAACTGCTGGGTGATTGAGTGAAGTGCTGTACCAAGATTGGCTCGTGAATATGCACCAGCAGCATCAATGGCATCGTTAGCAATCTTGTTGAGTTTGCTTCGATCATCTAATGCTGTTGATGCTTGAGCAAGCAGATCGGCTCGTTGAACGATGCCGGTGATTGCCATTCGTGTTTTCCAATCAGCAAGTGACGATGAATCGTCCAACACTTTTGCGATTGTTGTAACTCGTGTGTAGCCACGTTCTTTGCCAGATGCTGGATCGCTAATTTTGTAGCGACCCCAACGGTCTTTTGGTGCTTCGGCTAATAAGCTGAACTCGTCTGATGTAGTCATTTTCGCAGGCCTCCTGAGCTTGGGAATTATGGGTGTGAATTGACAGTAGCAGGTTGATTTGCTTTGTCAAGCATTACTTCTACGGGGTGGGTGTAACAGGGTTTTGAGTTGGTTGGTCGAGCATGAACATCAGTTCACCCCACACCTTCGCAGGCATGACCGCATACCAGTCATCCACATTGGTTGACCCTCTGCGCTTGATGATGACGGTACCTGTCCATGCTTTAGCGTTCTCCATTTCAACTTCAAGCTCACGCAAATAGCCTGGAATATCAATCTTCTTCTCTGCTTTAACTTCAATGCAGACTCCAGGCATTCCGTCTATGTCGCCTCTATCGTCCGACCAACCACAACGGCTGCGCTCGGCGTGAATCCAGCCAAGTTTGCGCAACCACTTCGCTACAGCAAGTTCAGCTGCGGAACCTTTACGCTTCTGCGGTGATGTCACCAGTACGCCTCCTAGACCGTTTCAACCTTTGACGCTCCATAGTAGTCGTACCACCCCAAATACCGACCTCATCGTTGTCTAACGCAAACTTGAGACAGATTCGACGCACGTTGCAACCAGCGCAAAACAGTTTCGCATCAGCGATTGCGTGTGGTGAACCTTCGTTAAAGAACAGTTCGGTCTCGCCTTTGCATCGTGCTTTTTCTTGCCAGTCTGGGCGTTGTGGTCTAAACGTGTTATCACCGTCTGACCACATATCAACTACATGACCGCTACTCATTTGGCGGTTGGATGATTGTTGCGTGAACGAGTTTCCATTCGTTCCCAATATCGTTGCTGTGCTTCTTTACGGATTTGGAGTTGATGTTCACGCACGTTCAAGATGTGTAAATAGATTATCGCTGCGAAGTTGAGTGCGATGAATAGTTTCCATTCGAGCGGTGTTGCTGGTTGCGCATCCGGTAGGTCTTCTGCTGTTGGCATGAGCCAGAATCCCCACAAGATTCCCATTCCGATTACGGTTCCTATTTGCTTTTGACGGTTTGTCATGATGCCCTCCTTCGGGTCATTCATGACATTAGAGCAAGACTGAAGCGATGTGGTGGATGGTCAGAGATTCCAGTTGGCTAGTTTGCCTTTGGTGTTTTCCATGAGCCATACAGCCATCGCTATTGAGCAGTCCACGTCATAGAGGGCTTCTAGGTCTTTGCGCCTTGAACCTGTATCAATACCGCAGACCTGCTTCGTTGCTGACCACCATGACGAGTTGTGCTGAAACAGACCTGAATCATATGAACCGTTCTTGTTGAGTGTCCACACGATTTGACCTTGAGCGTCCCAACGGGCATTGACCGCTTTTCTATTGCAACCCGACTCACGCCAAGCGATATAACTAAAGGTTTGCACCGGTAAGCCTGCTTCAGCGATCTTAGGTTCCCATTGTGGGCATCGCTTGGACTTATCTTTTGGGACTCCTCTGGGGAGTTTTTCTTCTACGACTTGTGGCATCAGTTCACGCATTTGCCGTTGATGCTCAATTATTACGGCTGGGTTGGTCTGGGTTGATTGGGGTGCTTGAGCGTAAGTTACGCCTGCACCAAAGGTGAGTATGGCTATGAGGCTTGCGGTTAATTTCAGCAAGTTGTTTCCTTCCGTTTGTCCGATATATAACGCACACCCAAGGAGGGGGAGGTGTGCGGGATGTTCAAGCCCAATAAAGGCGGGCGAACGATCCGAGGTTTAGTCTACTTGCTTGGAGCTAAGCCTGGGATATTTTTGGTCATGACCTTCATGTCTTGAACCATAGCAACTGGAATACATAAAACCCCGTCAACGTCGTCTGCGTCAGTCTTCGATTGGAATATCGTGATGTGGTCTTCTTTGCCACCATCGCTGGTAGGGAGCAGGAATCCACAGCTGACGACCTCACAGGGGTCGGTTCCGATGTCGTCTATTGGTGTCCATGTGTCGGTTGCAGAATGAGCGTCATGCCATCTCACCACAACCATCGTCCTCATCTCATTGTGCGACATAATCTCGTCCTCTCCACCTAGCCCAACCATCACGAATAGGGATCATCTCAAGGTTGAACTCCCCGTCACCAGGCACATACTCAACCACGCTTAAACCTTGTTGCCAGTCTTCCGCTCGATACAACGGGCGACCGTCAAGATCGTGGCCTCCTCTAGTGCTGGGCACGGCACCATCGATTCGGGCAAGACAACCAGGCGATGCAGCGAGGATTGTTCTCGCTCCATCATGGTCGTCCCTAGTGCGTTCAGCCCATTCTCTGCGATGGATGTGACCGTAGATGACTGAGGTTTTTACTGTCGCAAGATACTTGTGGGCGGTACTTCCACCGGAGGCAACCTTGTCACCATGAATGACGTGAAGACGCTGGTTGATCCAATGCGCACCCGTTGGGTATCCAGGCAGATACTCCACGTCATAGTCGTCAAGGTTGCAGAGATACGGTACCGACATCACAGGCCACTCTTCAGGACGCAAGCCTCGACGCAATCCGAACGCAGCACCCGCACCATCAAGGATGAAGTTGCCGAGCCGTTCCTCATGGTTGCCAGCAATCCAAATGATGCGAGCGTCTGGGGCTAGTTTGCGGAGTTGTGCGCAGAGCTGACTAGCCCTATCAATCGCAGCTTGGGTGGTTCTGGCGAACGCTGGGGTGTACCTATATTTGCCGAACTCACACAGGTCAAGGTTGTCACCAACCAAAACGATCTGGTCAGGCTTGGAGGCTTTGACGATTTGGAGTGCAACGTCTAAGGCTTGCTCGTCGTGGATGGGTTCGAGTGTGTTGTTGTGGGATCGGAAGTATCCGAGTTGCATGTCGGGTAGGACGACTGCGACTGCATAATCTCGTTGCGGTGTCTTTGATGCCTTCGTTGCAGGGAGTGCATACTTCTTGCCTTGTTGTACAACAGGCCACGAAGGATAATACGACTGGCGTATTTCATTGAGTAGTGACATTGGCAGCCCTGTATCGTGTGATGACTGACGGAGATAGTTTTATTTGTCGGGCTTGCAACGCTTTAATGATTTGGGTCGGACGAATGTTTGGATCATTCAACGCATCCAACAAGTCACGACCATCAGTTTCACCAAGTTTGGCGAGAATGGAATCTATGCTTCCGCTGTTGCCAACGGGCTGACCTTTAATTTCGCTTAGAAACTTCCCCACCTGTAGCCTCCTTGAGATGCCAGTCGATATGCGAATCTAACTTACTATCAATTCGCTCTACTTTTCCACCGACTGACCGCAGGATTTCCATGACGCTTGCATGGTCATTCGTGTTTTCTTTGCGTACCTTCAACAGAATCGTAGTAATGACTCCACCAACTGCGGTGACCAACGCTGCGAGAACAACCTCCACATCACACCTGAGCCTTTGAAGCCAACCAAGCCTTGACTCGTTCCGGTGTCTTATCACCGACGACGTACCTCAAATGCCAAGGCTCACTTGGCACAACTTCCCAAGAGAACCCAAACGACACAGCGTTCTTCTTCAACCATTCCAGCCGTTTCCCGTTGGCGTTAGCGATGTCAATGGCGATTCCGAGGTTATGTTTCGATTGACCTGGTGTTGCCAACATCGCCATTCCCTTTTTGAGATACCAGGCTTGGCCTTTGTAGACCTTCGGCTTCTGATTTGGGATTACGTCGGTTGTGTACCTTTGATAGAAGCCATACTCCTGAGTTTCCAAACTGCGATATGTGTCAGCTTGGCTAGTCGGAGACAAGTCAATTCCTTCAGCGTTCGCAGCAGCATCCATCGCCTCATACGCATCCGCTGCGCATTGGTGCAACTTGCCTTTGCCTTCAATCGCTCGAAGTAACTTCGGTGGCAACTTGCCAGGCACAGCGTTCTTCAAACATGAGCAAAGAACAACAGGGATAATCGGAAGGTCAGCACCCTTCTTCAGGGATGCCATTACTTAGCTTTGCCGAACGCTTCAGCAATCTCATCCTTGGTCAACACACCATCAGATGACCAAGCACGAAGGAGGGCTTCGGTGACTTTGGCTGCTGCAACGATTCCTGCGATTGCTGCTGCCTTCCAAAGTTCCACGTCGAGGACTGCACCACCGGCAACAGCAGCCAAAGCTGATGAGCCGAATACTGCAACGATACGAAGGATGAGGGTCTTGAGGGTTTCCATTAGTTGTTGTCCTTATTGGTGAATGCGCCGATGAAGTGCAGAACGAGAGCTGCCAAAGTGAGCCAGATAACGATCTGTTGCAACGTGCCTGACAACGTGAGAATCGTGGTGACTGATGCTGCGATTGTCCATATCAACGCATGGAACTCACCCCAAAACTTCATCACCGAATCCTTCGTGTAGGTGCAGGGGCTACCGTCAAGAATACAGCACTCAACGCAATCAGCGCACGACGGGTTTTCACCGGCACCGTTGAGTTCAGCGCAACATAATTGTCAGCGAAACCTTGGAAGATATTCAACACAGACTCAAACGCTTTACGCACAGATGATGGTGCATTTTGCACCGCTTCGACTACTGCTTCGGCTTCGTCGGGGCTGAGTTCGGTTGGGGCGATTTCGCTGAAGAGTTGTTCGGCTTGGGCGGTGGTGATGTTTTCTAATACGGCTGGGCTGGTGATGAGCAGGGTCGCTTGGCTGGTGTCTAGGTTTTTGCTGAGGACTGAATCTACGATGGCTTCTATGGCCTCTGTCGTGGCTTCTGAGAGGGCTTTCAGGGTGTTTAGTAGTTCTGTTTGGGTGAGCGGTTCAGGCTCATCTGTGGGGGCTTGTAGCGTTGTAGTCACATCTGGTTGAGTTGTGGTCACAGGGGGGACAGTTGATGTCGTTGTTGAAGTTGATGTGGTTGTTTCTAACGGAGGCGGGAGTGTTGTGGTGGGGGCTGGTTCTGGTTCCGTTGTGGTGGTTGTCGTTGTTTCAGGAACGGTAGTTGTCGTTGCCGGAGGCGTGTAAACCACAGTCGTCGTGGTCGTTGTTGGGGCTACAGTCGTTGACGTACTTGTTGTCGTTGAACTAGTTGAGGTAACCGTTGAAACTGTTTCTGGGATTGTTGTTGTTTGTGGTGGTTCCGTTGTGGTTGATGGCACGACTGTTTGAAGAGTCGTAGTAGTCAGGTTGGTGACAGGGACAGTCACTAGCGGGACAGTAGTAGTAGAGGTCGTCGTCGTTGTTGTGGATGAGGTTGTAGATACCCATTCACCCAAGCCTAATGTCAGGCCTGTAATCGTGAGGTTGCCCGGTTGGCAGCATGAATCAGTCGAGTACTGCTGGAACGCAAACACATCCCCAGCCTGAACTTGAATCAACCCTGATCCGGTGGCGTTGTTCTCATTCGTCAGCTTCGTGATAACCCCATTGAGAATGATTTGTGGAGGGTCATACCAAGAACCATCGTTCGTCTGATACGACCACAAGAAACCAATCTGATTAGTGCCTTCAGGAATCGTGGCCTGCATCCGAACATAATGAGACTTCCCAGCACACGTCCCACCATCAGCACCAACAAGAGTAAACCCACCCTCAATCGGAACAACCGACCCACCCTCAGCAGCGAGACAAGACTTAGAGAACTCCCACACACCAAACGTGTCAGCCTCAGCCGACGATGCTGTGAAAAGAAAACCTATTAACGCTGGGACAAGGACTAGCCAACGGGACTTACTACTTGTATTCACCTTGAACACTTAATGCTTGTGTAGATATGTCGTTCATAAAGAAGTTTTAATTTTGTGCATATCAGGGATTCCCCAAACGCTGTCGTTATCGGTATTGCTATTTGTGATGGAATGGAAGTTATGCACAAATTGTTCCATACCGTAGAAATCATAAAGTTGATTTAGTATTTGTTGTGGTGATTTCACTAGGCGTTCATATTCGACGACAAAGCAACGGTCATGGTGTTGGGACAACAACGTGTCTCGTGAGCGAACAGACATATCAACGATTCCACCATCTAAACATAGATGCTGCCGTATCGCTTCTGGTGTTCGCTCGCCTGTGAAGTCTTGGTCAAAATTGTTATTTGGGTTTGCAAATACGATTCGTGTTAGCGAATCAATAACATCGTCAAGGTTTCTTGTCATGACGATAAAACGTGGTTGTTCTGGAGCATACTGCAACAACAAAGAAAGGTTATCTGCCACGCCCCAAGAGAATGCTTTATCTACAATAAGTTTCTCGGTGCGGTCAGCATAGAACGCTGGAACTATTGCACTTAAAGAATTGTGAACAGCCAACGGATTTGGGTTTGCCTTTAACGCAATTTGCGCCTGCCACAATCGATGCGAATGGTATAAAACATTACATAACGGGCTGGATGATGACACGAACACATCCGGGTTCTCGTTCATTACGCTTGCCAATAATGTTGAACCGCTTCGTGGCAATCCTGCCAAGTAACTAATCATTAGCTTGCTGTTACTGAATATGGAGTTTCCACAATGGGAAAGCCAACAAAGACATCTGCATCAGGATCGTATGTGTATCCGATACCTGCAAATGTTCCACGAAACGGTGTACCACCTTCACGATGTTGCGAAACACCATTAACGTCAAGATAAGTGTTATATGAAGTTCGCAGACAAGTCATGCCACGAAACTCGCCATAATAAGATTCCCAAGACAAAACATCATCAGGTAAATCGTTCTCATCACGACCAACAATTACCTCAACAACAATATTGTTTTCGTCTATGAATGCGTAATGTGCCATCAGAAAGTAATCAATCCTGTGCCTGCCGTGAACTCATAAATCTTGTATCCACCAGTTGTTGTTGTTGGAGTTAATCCACCACCAGTTTTAGTCAAACCACCATCGATTGCTGTGAGGTTGGGAAGTGTATCGGCATATCTGATAACCACGATTCCTGAACCGCCTGCACCACCAATTCGACCTGCACCGCCCGCAGCACCAGAACCACCACCACCGCCACCAGTATTTGCTGTTCCAGGGCTTCCAGCACCACTAGCAGCACCAGCACCACCGCCACCTGTACCGGCTGAACCACCAGCAGCACCACCGCCACCGCCACCACCGCCTCTGGTAACAGCTGAACCTGTGATGCTATTAGAAAGACCGTTGCCTCCAGGCTGACCATTAAGACTGGTAAGAGCTGAGGTTCCATTCTGACTAGAACCACCGCCACCGCCACCACCGCCATAACTCGCAGGTGTTGTATATCCGTTACCACCATCAAAGCCCTGAGCTGCCGTACCTGCACCGCCTAATGCAACAAAAAAACCAGCACCACCGCCACCCGCTCCACCCGCTGCACCATTACCTCCACTTCCACCCTGGCCACCACCAGTTGATGTGATAGTACTCAAAACCGAGTTGGAACCTGCCGTTTGTGCTGCGCCACCGGCACCGATAGTTACAGTCACATTATCGCCACCTAGAAAATTGACTGCTGATTCAGCAGAAGTATTTCTTCCAGAAGTAGCTCCCGATACGCTTGTGCGATAACCGCCTGCACCACCACCACCTCCACCGTGAGAAGAGCCACCGCCACCACCGCCAGCGATAACAAGATACTCAACCGAGAATACTGTTGCACCTGCTCCCACTCCTGCGAAGATTTGCATGATGTTATGCGCTTACGTTGCCGACCATAATCCAAGCGTCGGTATCCCACTTGAGTACGGTACAAACAGCGTATTGAGTTGTGAGTTTAAGTTTGCCACCAGCAGATCGAATGACAGCTGTACCACCCGCAGCAAAAGTTGCGGTGCCTGTACCGAGCAACATGAAGTTGAGTTGGTCACCAATAGCGAATGCGGTTGTTGCGTTGGCTGGGATAGTAATCGTTTGTGCTGCTGCATTATTCAAAGTCGTCAACTGACCGACCTGAGCTGTGCCAGGTGTGTAGGCCGTTCCGGTCTGAGCGTTGATAGATATCAGGCTGTTTGACAACGCTGACATTGATGCTGCGGTGAGGGTGTCACCTGGTGAGAATGTTGGACGTACTGCCATAGTGTCTCCTATGTTAGTGCATAAGTAGTGTCATCAAGTTTGCTGGTGTCAAGTATAAACGGCAACACCAACTGAATCTGACCCAACCGCAAAACCACCTCATGACGTGACGGAGCGATCTGATGCCGGATGCCCTCAACCACCACGTTCTGTCGAACCGTAGAAGGCGACCCAACAGCAAAGCGTTTCTCAACCGCCAAAATATCGCCAATCTCCAACGACGCAACCAACTCCTGCTTCGCTGAAGATAGCCCATTAAGCAATACGCTCGCCTCGTCAAACACCACCTCTGGAGTCTGATACCTGTTCAATAAAGTAGATGCCAAAGCAGAACCAGCAGCATCATTCACCAAAGGCAAATCCGTCAAACTAAAGTTCTTAATCCCATACTCAACTTGCGAGGCCGTACCATTCACCACACTCGAAACAGATGACCCTTGCACCTGAACAGACACACGGTTCAAAACAGTCTCAGCCCCATACACGCTATTCAAAGAACGAATCGGAAGATCAGTCGCAGCAGTCCCACCCAACACCGCCACAGCAGTCCCAAACGAAACCTGAATACGAGGATCAAACACGAGCATCCCATCACGGGACGCATAGAACCGACCATTCTCTGCAAGCTGTACAGCGTTCAACGCTTGAAGCGCATTGTCATTATCAGCATAAGCAACAGTCCCCAGAGTTGCCACACCAGTATTGATTTCACGCAAAGCAGTAGACCAAGAAACCTCACTACGAGATAACAAAGTATTCACTCGATCAGACGACAACTGTGACGAAGGGTTGAAGCCTGCAAGGTTTGTTTGCGACAACTGTGCCAACGCATCAACAGCCATAATTTGAGCGGTGGAGAAATTCGGTTCGTCATAATCAATGTTTAAGTCATAGATATATCCCTTAAACATCGCAGCAGTACCAGCAGACCCACCATAAACCTCAACCAACCTTCGGGGAGCAATACCCAACTCACCCTCATACCAAGGTGACGCAGTATTCAACGGATCAAACGACCTACCGGATGCACGGTCATCAGCTGTGATTGACAACGTGCCAGTTGAAAAAGTATCTAACTGATTACTACGACCACGATTGATCGTAATGCTTTGAACATACTCAGTAATATCAACGAAATCTGTTGAACCTTCAAGCGCATCAGTTCCATCAAGAACGCTTGAATCCAACTTAAAAATATTGGACTTAAACCCAACATCCAAATTGACTTTGAGGACTTCCCCCCAAACCGCAGTCTTAGCCATTACAAAGTCCCAATAGAACCAAACGAGAACTCTTTACCGGTAAAACCGAGATACTCTCGTAAATACTGGTCAAGCTCCTGACCAACCTGAATGCCACTCGCACCCAAACCAGCATTGATTTCAATGTTGAAATTACCCATACCGCCACCATTGAACAGACTTCCAGAATTGTTATCAGCCAAAGTTTGTGCGCCAGTAGTAATAGCAACAGGGTTCGGCATACCACCAAGCACCTTCGGATACTTAGTAATCAAATCAGCAGTCTTCTGCAAAGCCTCATTCAAACGCTCCTGAGCCTCAGCCTCACGATCCTTCGCATCAGCGAGCTTTTCCTGTGCATCAGCCTGACGCTTCTGAGCCTCCGTCAAAGCATCAGAATACTGTGCATAAAATGCTGAACCAACAATCGCCCCACCAATCAACTCATTCAAATACGACTGCGATTCAATCAGACCATCAGTCGCATCCTTCTGCTCATCAACAGCATCCTTCGTAGACAACTTCGCCTCAGCCAACGCAATCTCAGCCTCACGAATCGCCTGAGGAGTTGACTCAGGATCAGCACGAACATCAGCCAAAGCCTTCTCAGCATCAGCCACAGCAAACAACGATTCCTCGACACGATACCCAGCCCGCTCAACCCCACGCTGAGCCTGATCCAATTCCTTCTGTGCTTTAATCGCTTCCGGTGAACCAGCACCAAACCCAGACACGGCCTTATCTAAAGCAGCCTGAGCTGCGATGACATCACTATTGGCTTGAGTCAAATCATCCTGAGCAGACTTCGTGTCCTTTTGAGCCTTTGTAAAACCCTTCTGCGCTGAAGTGCTTTTCTTCAAAGCATCCGTGTACATCTCCAACTTTTCTTTAGCAGTCTTCATCGTCTTAGAAGCACCACCAGTAGCAGTCTCAGTCTTCTTGGTCTCTTCTTTGAAATCGTTCATCACATCAGAACCAACCTTCAAAGTGCCGTTAACGTCATCAAATCTTTCGTTAACGGTTTGAAGTTGCGCACCAGTCAAACCAACCTGAGCACCAAGTTTCTTGGTATCCAAAGTAATCTTCGGGATGTTAGGGATCAAAGGAATCTTATTGAATACATCAATAAGAGTGTTGACTACAGATACCGCAACATTGGCTAAGGCTGTTTTCATTTCACCAAACTTGCCAACAAAACCCTTGACTGTATTGACTGCGATGTTTGCAATACCTTTAACGAAGCCAGCAAAGATGTCAGGTACCGCAGCAACCAAAGCCACCACAGCCCCACCCAAACCAGCGATAAGTTGTCCACCTATAGTCAAAGTCCACTTAATTAGCGACCCAGCAAGTCGAGTACCCATAGCCAAAAGTGCTGGGATACCTTCAGACAATATCCATCCACCAATAGTGACGAGCATATTTACCAGTTGTGCTGGAAGTTGACGTGCAGCTTTACCGACGAAACTGGCAAGCGTGTCACCAAGTTTCTGTACAGCATCCAACAACATTGGCAAACCCTTTGTATAAATCCATTCATATCCAGCCATCAAAAACTTGGTGAGGTTTCCGATGAACATTGGGATTCGAGGTTCAATCCAATCCGTCAAAGCCGTAGCAAGTTTGTTGATACCATCAAAGAGCATCGGCAATCCTGATGTGCCAATCCATTCAACAGCCTGAGTAATCATTGAACCTAAAGCCTCCAACACCATAGGTGCAGATTCTTTGAACTTAGTTGCGATAAAATCAAACCCTCCTGCCAGACCGCCTTCTTCTAAAGCTGAACCAAAATCACGGAAGGCTGGAAGCATTGAATCGTTGATGAACGACACAGCACCCAGGAATGCCGGAATCATGACTGAACCAATCTGAGCAGTCACATCCGATAGTTGTGCTTTGAGGATTCTTTGTTGGTTAGCCAAGCCACCGCTCGTGCGTTCAAAGTCACCTTGAGCCAACGTCGAGTCCTTAAGGATCAAAGCATAAGCAGCCTGTGTCTTAGCGGTAACGCTCAACGCTCCAGTCCCCGAATAGAGACCCATATTTCGAGCCTGCTCCTTCAACCGAACATCGTTAATCGCAACACCGTATTTCTTCAACGGTTCAGTTTCACCAGACAAACCAGAACGCAAAGCAAGAATCGCATCATCAACAGTTGTGTTATTGAACGAAGCCAAGTCAGCAGCCAAAGCGACAAGCGTTGTACTCATTGTTGCTGCTTCACCTTGACCTACACCGAACGCCTGGAACAAGTTGCCATAAGTACCAGTTGCCTCAAGAGCAGCCTGCTTCGTTATACCAAACGAAGTCGCAGAAGTCTTAGCAAAATCATTTACAAGTTTTGCTGAATCACCAAAGACCACCCCAACCTTGGACTGTGATTCAGCCAAGTCAGAGGCAGATTGGATTGCCTTATAGGCACCAGCACTAGCAGCTGCAAACGCAGCGGTACCAGCAACCGCAAACTGTTTGAACGATGGCATGACGCTCTTGAACTTTTGACCGAACCCAGTATCAACCTGTTTACCTAGGGTTCCTAAGTCATCCCCAACTTTCTTGATGCCTTTGGTGGCACCGAGAATGTCAGAAATAAACTTAACAACAAACGTGCGCTCACCAGCCATGCGAAGATTCTACTCAATAACAGACAACCCATTCCGCAAAGCAATAAACTCATCAAGCATCGCAGAATATAAAGCCTTCCCCGACAGGCCATCCCAACGAGAAATATCTACAGGCTCATTCCACCAAGCCTCAGACATTATCTCTGAACCAGCACGACGCTGACGAGGTTGACGAACCTGCTTCGAGCGAGGCGACACAGGATTGATGACAGGTTCAACATCCAACCTGAACGAAGAATCCAACAACACACCATGACCTTCATGGAACTCAAACGGCTGATCCGGTGCGTGTTGAGGTAGATAGAAAATACGTGCAGGGTCTTTAGTCTGAGGGTCACCAACCAAACCAATACGGTCATGCAACTCAGACCACACCACCCGCCACAACGAAGCAGGCACCTTCTCCGCTAACGGCAAGACCAGGTGATAGTGAGGATCATCCAAGCGATGCGAATAGGTGGAATAGGCAAACCATTCCAAACCGTCTAGTCGAGCATCATCAAAGGCTTCACCGTCCATGTCCACAACCAACGCCTCAACAAACCTGACGTTGTTGTTACCTCTGGTGGTGCCAGAGTCATACTCAACCGGAGACCACAACGCCCCAGCCTGCTTGACTGAGTTCTCCTCATGGAACGACAATAACTCTTTGAGCTGCTCCCACGACGAAGCCAACGGCTTCGGATAAATAGACTTCACATTCTTAAACAGAACTGCCATAACCCCTCCTCCTAGAAGGGTACAGGAAACTCAGCTCAAGTCAAGCATTATCGTCAAGGGTCTTCAACACCTTCTCAATAGCGTCCAGATATTCTCTGGCTATATTCTCTTTTTCTTTACGGACAGTAGGCCAAAAGAAATATCCTGCCCTGCCACGATGGCGAAGAAACTGGCTGGTGTACCCGCCACCTTTGCGATACCCATCACGGGACTCACCCTTTTTATTTACCGACCTTCCGCCAGCAGAGGTCTTCGCCCCCTTGCCGAACTTGCCACCACCGAACTCTGCACCAAAGAACACATCACCTCTGGTCACCTTACGCTTACGATTCCTGTTCGGATTGGACTTTGAAACAAAACTAGATTTGCTTGCTAAATAAAGTTTAGGGATTCGATCTTTGCCAACCTTCATCCCTTTCATCACCTCGGTAGCTTGGCGATTACGAGTCACCGAACCAGCCTCAGTTTGAGTCTTGGCTAAAAGGTTTTCTGCAACTTTTCCAGCAGCAATACGAGCTTCAGCGTCAAACTTTTGATTCGCTCTAGAAGCATCACGGAGAAACTTATTGATACCAACAATTTCAATGGCATCGTTGCCACCAGTAATTGAAACTTCTCCTGCTCTGCCGAATGCTTGCGCCATATCAACAGACTACTTGTTCAGATGAATTGCTCTCCAACGCAAATAAGCAAGCATTGTAAATAGCATTCGAGGAGTTTCTGCCAGCAACACCGATGGTGCGATACCTGTCTCAACAGATAGGTATGCAATCATCCAATGGGCTGACTGGTCTCCAAAGGGACGATCACAGCTTGATCAGCATCACCAATCGCTAATGACTCAATGTCGTTAATCCACGAATCAAAATCTAAACCAGTTTTCTTTTGGCGGTGCTCAGAATGCCAACCAATATAAGCCAAGTCTGTAAGCGTTAGTTCTGCTTCAAACTTTGCGACGCTTCGATTGAACTTGTTTTCAAAAGCGATGAAATCAGGAAACGCAGCAATAACTGTGCGAGTCTTCTGATCCAATGCCGATGTAACTTCAAGGGCTATCTTCATTATCTACCTCCGCAGGTAAGGGTTGTTAAAGAAAAGTTATGCGCCAGTACCAGTCTTAGTTACTGCACCGTCAATTGGGTACGTGATAGAGGCTGTGGCTAGGTCACCCACCGCCCCAGAAATTGGAGTCCAAGTTAACGGGAGAGCCTGAAACGCATACGATGGATTGCTAGAAGAAGCAGCGCCAGTACCGTTTGGCTTGACTGTCATTGGTACAGCAGTACCTGCATTCCAAGCATCGTAGAACAACTTCTCGATGGTTGGGTAATCCTGATGCAACTCAAGAGTGATGGAGTTGTCTGCAAGACCAGCAACACGAGTTACTGCACCAGACGAACCGAAACTTGTTGTAGCTACTTCAGCCTTTGACAGGTTCAGCGTTACTGATGCGACATACGAAGTGATGTCGGTGTTCGCCGTGCCGAAGGTGACCGCTACGTTTGTGAGAACTTGCTTTGCCATATTTGATACTCCTGCCTCACGGCACTCGAAGATTAACTAATGAAACTATACACGCCAGCAGGACGACGAATCAACAGACTAAGCGTACACCACCACACGGAAGTCAACCATCAGGTAAGTCGCATCGTTCCCATCCATCGTGGAGATATTCGAGGCAGACTCAACCAACAGATTTGATACGACCCCACCCAAAGACCTGTCAGCCTCTAACGCTGCACGAACCGAAGTCGTACCCTCATAAGACAGAAACCCATCCAATGCAGTCTGAGCTGTACGTTCCGCAGACCTACCCACAACCACAGACACCACGAAAATATGGGTCACCAACCCACCACGCATCGCCCCGTTGTAGGTGATTGAATCCAACATAGGCCAAGCGAACGGAGCATTGATATTGTCCGGTTGCTGGGCGTAAGCCCGCAAACCTGGAACAGTTGCTAAAGCGTTAGCGAGACCAGTCTTGATGTCGGTGACTGAGTAACTCATGCGTAAATCCGCATACGACGATACGGTTCAACCAACTGAGCCATATCAGGGTCAAGGTATCGAGATACACGAATCGCACCCAAGTCACCAAACCCAGCCACCCCAAGTGGCGAGTCGTAGCGTTTGAAGATGCGTGAAGCCTGAATGATCGTTGCCTGAGTTACTGGCTCAGGGATTGCAGGCCAACCGAAAACAGCAGTAACCTGAACCAAAGCCTGCTCACCATAGTTAGCGTTCACCGTTGGGAACAGATAATCGCCAACAGCACGAATCTTGTCGTAACTCCACGTCAACCCATCAAGGTTTCCGTTCAACGGTTCCAACTGGTAATCAGTTGCAGTCCATGTCACATCAAAGTTGCCATCAGCAAACGATGAAGTTCTCAACGTGATAGCCGTTCCAGCAATATCATCAATGGAACAGTAGAAGGAATCTTCTGCCTGATAGACACGGGTCGCTGTTCCAGCAGACCAGAAGCGACGATTGCAATAACCATCAATGAGGCGTGACGCTGCACCAACACAGTTATCAATCAGGTCGTCGTCAATGGTGTCAGCTGTGCCGATACGCAAAGCAGCTTTAACTTGATTGCGTGTGGCGTAACCGTTCGTGATGGTCATGGTGTTCCGATTCTAGTTGATTGACGCAGCACCACGATACTTCACACCCTCAAGGGAATAGTTCACAAACGGGTTCAACGAATACACCTGACAGGAATACACATCCCACAACCGTTGCTTCATCGCTCGAAGGTGTTGCTCATATAAAGCCCAATGAGTATCGCCAGTTACATAACCATCAACCCTGTCCTTGCCACCCAGCGAACCGCAGTCAGCCCCAACCAACACAATGAACTTCGCCCCCATGTATGCAGCCAAGTGCATCGCCCCATGAATCCCTGAAGACCCGATAACCAACTGGTCATACTCAACAGGCCAATCCTTGTCATGCGGGTTGAACGACACACCTGGTCTGCCGGTGCGGGTATGGAACGTCACGATCTTTGGCATGAAGCCTTGAAACTCTGCATCGGTTCCATGTTCACGTAACGGGGTAAAGACTGCGATTGACTCATCAAGTCGAGCCTCATGAACTGCGTCGCCGTGATAATGACTGAAGCAGTAATAGTTTTTCATCCCAAAAACTGACCCAGAGAAATTGACCGTGATGCTGAGTTTGTCATCAAAGAAATCAGGTGACAGATAATCTAAGGTCGCACCTGACCCGATGACATAAATTGTTTCTCCTTCGTGAAGAAGGTTGTAGTCCTCTAGTCCCATCCCAATTCCCTTCGTCGTGTTAAATCCCAATGACCTGCATCAGGTAAACCTGACTGCCATCGCATCGCATGAAGCGCACCATTGGCAGCAAAACTTTTCGCATTCTTTTCCTGTAGTTCTGGTGCAGATAAAAGAGTAGAAGAGTTGTCATGAATGACCCCAGCGTCAGAAGTCCAGAACTCGACATTTAGGCGTTTAGCCCGTTCCTGAAAATCGTTGTCCTCAAAGTAGGCGGGAACATAACATTCCGAAAACAACCCAACTTTGGCAACAACCTCAGAACCAATCCATGCACAACACCAACCAGGTTGAGCTTCAGTCAATGTCACCGAATCAGGCTTGCAGTCGTTGTAAAAAACTTCTAACTGACCTGGCTCAAAGAACGCATCAGAGTTCAGAATGATCCAACCGTCAGCGTGAGGTGTTGCTTTGATACCGATGTTCCATGATGGAGCAACACCAAGATTGGTGGGCATAGACCAGACGTGATAGTTCTTGACCATTCGACGGTCAATGACCCAAGGCCAATCATGCAACGTGGACTGTCCACCATTGTCAATGATGATGAGAGTTTCAACCGGATAGTCAATCGACCGAAGGCACCTGTCAAGCAGGTCATACCTGTTTAGGACGGGGATGATGATGACTGGCACCATTCCGACAACTCCTTCATGATTGGCTTCCAATGGCTCTCAAATACGGCATCAGCGTCATATTGGCTTGCAAAGTCCACAGCCTCCTGGCACACGCCTCTAGGAGCCTCGTAGGCCTGTATCAGGGCATCCACGATGGACGGTACCTGAGGGGTGCAGAACCATGACCGTTGATGGCTATCCCAGAACGGCTGAATGTCCACAGCCCACCCAGCCCCAACCAACTCAGGCTGAGCCGTGTAATCAGAAACGATGACCCTCGTACCGCAAGCCTGCGCCTCGATAACAGGAATACCGAAACCTTCACCCATCGAGCAAGCCAACAACACATCTGAAGCGGTGTACAGCGCAGCCAACGCCTGCTGAGGGAAACCAGTCCGATAAGCGTAAGGGTCAACAATCTTGTACTGCTCAGGCTTCACACCACACGCATCAAGAAGGTGAGCCAAGTTGATTCCACCCATCGCACCATCACGTTCAGTATGCAAATACAGCAAAGCATCAGGACGGTCTTGAGCGAAGATAGCGAACGCCAGAATGTTCTCAGCAAAAGATTTGCGTGAAGGATTCTGACCTTTGTTCGCAGCATTCATCATCACAACAAACCTGTCCTCATCAACCTCCATCAGCTGACGACCTGTCATCTCACCACGACTATTAGCCAACTTCGGTGTCGGAGCAAAAACTTTTTCAAACGCATGAGGCGCATACATCGCATCAACACCAGCGTTCTGCAACATTTGCAAACCAAACTTAGACATCGCAATCGGTTTCACATTAGGACGCTTGCACCAAGCAATCACTTCAGGCGGGCAAGGCGCATGATCAATCGGAACCCAAGAAGCGATATTCGCTACCTGATCCAACGATGGTGACTTCAACACCCACACATCAAACAACGTCATCAACATCGCTGGAATGTCACGATTGCCATTAGCCCAATCCATCCAATGCGCAACAAGCACATCATCTGAATACGCTGACATCCCTCGTGGATAAAGTTTTATCCCATTCCAAATAGAAGCCATACCCTCAATGCCATACATCGCATGGATTGCTACTTCGTGTTTTTTGATGAGCCTTTGGACGACTTGCGCTGTTTGGGTGCCGTAACCGGTTGGTGCGAATGGTGCGTTGGAATACCAGAGGATTCGTAGCGTGTCGGGATCGGCAAATCTGCCCGCTCTGGCAAGTGCGCTATTCCCCTTCGGAGCAATATCTCCGCTTCTAGGTCTGGTAACTCGACCATTGTGTTCTTGACGATTACGAGCATTTCCCACCGTTCTCTCCTTCGCAGGTCGCAGGGTATAAAAAGAAATGAGGGTAGGTCGCCCTGCGTGTTCGACCTACCCTCAAACTTACACCGATATTGCTATCGGTTGCACTACCTTCAACTTATGGTTGTAGGAGGTGCTTAATGTGGCTAACTTGTGGAAGATTTGCGTCAACCCTGTATGTGCTGCGGAAAGTCACCAAGCCGGTGTTGAATGCGAAGTCATCGCTGCGCTCCAACTTGATTCCACCAACCGTACGTACGTAGTACGAAGGAAGGTGACCGACGATAACTGACTTGGTTCCAGTTGCTACGTCGACCATTGAAGGGTTTTCGTAGATTGGCTTGCCAAGAAGCATGTCTGGTGATTCCATTGAAAGAGCTGGCTGGAATACATAATTTCCAGCTGTGTCCTTCAACTTGCGAACTGCACCAATTGACTTGCCGTTCATCATCCAACCGACACCAGGAAGGTTACGTGCTGCGCCATCAAGGCTGTACAGCAAGTCAATCAAGTTGTCTGCGGTGAATGCGGTTGCGGTGCCTGCGGTACCACCAACAGCTGATGCTGTGACGATGCCCTTTGGCTGGTTGGTTCCTGAACCGACTGTCAAAGCCGAACCTACTGCATAACCAAGAGCGTTACCAGTCTGTTCTGCCAAGAAGCCGAGGATGTCAACACCAGAGTCTTCGATGAGTTCCGTTGTCAACTGTGTCAAGAATGAGTACTTGTAAGCACCCAAGGTCACGAACGAGTTGAACTGTGGATCGGACTCGCTGATTGCGGTTCCTTCACCTGGCAGAGTTGCTGTTGACCAGCTGAACTGCGAAGGGATTTGAAGGTTTTCGCCACCGGCGGTGTTCAAAATCGTTGCTACTTGCAAGATCGGTGCAACAAGGCGAGCCTGTGCAATTACTTGGTTGTAGAACGAGGTTGGTACAGGTGCGCCTGCTGAACCCTTGGTGATGTCACGACGTTCAAATGTGTGTGAACGCTTTTCGCCCATAACAAGTGAACGGAGGAACGAAGCATCATCTGCAACTGGTGCAGCTGATTCTTGTGGACGTGCCTGTGAGGCGATGTCACGGGTTGCTGCATCGAGGCGCAGTTCACGAGCTTCGTCTTCACGAAGTTTTGCGATGGTCTGTGCACGCTCGTCCAGTTCCTTTGAGATTCGCTCATAGGTTTGGTTTTCTTCAGCTGAGAGGTCACGCTTTTCTGCGGTGGCTTTGTCCAAGATTGACTTGGCTTCTTCCCATGCACGATTGCGAATCTCAACCTGACGGTCAATATATTCTTTCATGATGTGTTCCTTCTCCCGTTAGGGATGAATGTTGAGTGTTTTGGATACGCAGGAAATTAACTTAAACCTGGTACGGCTCCGTACACAGCAACATCGAAGGTGGCTCCACTCATTCGACGCAGTACTAAAAGAGTACTAGAAGTTCTTGATTAGTTCAAGATGCTTAGCCATCAGGCCAAGTGTCGCAGGTGGTGCAGTTGGTGTTGGTTCCAACTTTGCAACAGTTTCACGCAACAACGCACCCTGATCTGGTGACAAAGTTTTTCCAGATTCCAACACCAAAATTGCGTCAGCAAGTTTGTCAGCATCAACACCGGTACGGGTAGCCAACGCATCAAAACTGCGAACCTGTGCAGAAGTTGCCGAATACGCTGGGAAGCCTGTCACAACCGAAACCTCAAACAGTTTGATCTGACGCAACTCACGACTCATGCCATCTTCAGACCAACGATCACCACCAGAAGGAACCGTAAAACCGAACGACATCGAGGTTACGTCACCACGCTTCATCAAAATTGATAGGTCTTTACCAACAGAAGTTTCAGGCAAATCAGCCGAAGCCAACAAGCCCTTCGAGTCTTCCTGCAAACGCAAAGTCTTAGCACGAGTCGTAGCCAACAACATTGATGAGTCATGATTCATGTACATTCGGATATTGTTTCGTGCCTTCAATGAACGTGCAAATGCACCAGGTGCAATAGTTTCAATAAACGGCAACGGCTCAGAAGGTGAGTTGAACACAGCTGCATAACCAGTAAATGACATACCGTCACCGGACTCGTTAGCCCGCAACTCAAAATCGGATACGGTAACTCTGCGTGTCTCTACCTGTTCAGTCATATGAGAAACATTACCAAAGTCCTGCTCATCTTTGCGGTGGAACGCTGATGCTTTACGCAAGGTTGGCATATCGCCAGACTTGATCCGCTTAGGGTCAAGGGTTTTGATACCTAAATCAAAATATGCTCGACGTGCAGCAGGATCATTATCTATCGCCAAAACAACAGTCTGTTCAGACAGAATGTCAGCAGCCTTATTGCCCTTGTATTCAGGGGTTGGAATGCTTAAATCTTCGTTGAACTCAATGTCATCATATTTGACTCCGGCATCAGCCAACTCGGCAACGGTCTTATCTTCCTCATCTTCACCACGACCAGTCACAATGTAGATAAAGAACTTCTCATAAAGAGCGTTCACATAGTCAATGTTTTTTTGAATACCTTCACCACCAGCAAGAAGTGTCCCGTCAATGTCAACGATGACCACATCGGAAGCGTTCGCTGACCGTGATGACCCAGCCTGATCATCTTTGATGGCCTGTGCTTTACGAGCAAACCAAGTCATCGCAGGTTCAGGATCAAGCGGGTCAATGCCCCAAAGGTAGAACGCCACAGCACCGGCACCAGGAAAAGCATCATCGTCAGGCTCAGAGTTCTGTGAAGCATCCAAATCAACAAGATGTCTCGCACCCCAAGCATTAGCCCGAATTACTTTATCCTCGCTGATGTTCCCGTCAGCCATTAAACGTGCCTCACGAATAGTTCGCTCAATCAGTCCGTCACCACCTAAACCTTGAGCGTTATATTCCAAACCTTTAGCAGCAGCCGATTGGATGTAGCTAGGCAATTTCAAATCAACTGCACGTTCGCCACCTGGCTCCATATCCTCATCTAAAGAAATTGCAACCATCTGATCTACCGCATCCTGTTTTAACTGATGGCACCCCATCACTTCGCCATCTTCCTTTTCCACAGCCCAACCAGCACAGTCAGCATTCTTATCAGAAATAAAATATGGCATCAGAACGGCTGCACAATCAAAGAACAATCCAAAGCACTAGCAGCAACACCAAAGAGCTGTTCGCTACTGTTCAAAACAAAATATAAAGTTGCTTCAGGATCAAGATGCAAACCAGTTGAAGTCGTAACAGCAGAACCACCCAAATAAACAATCGAGTTCGCTTGGTGGTTGTTGTTGTGGATTGTCACCTTGACAGGATTGAGAGGTGCGTCAGCAAGCAACCTAGGCGTTGTGTTCACCGTATAAACATAAGAACTCAAAGTCATGTCACCTCATACCAAAAGCAGTAGTTCTGCTTCATCTTCCAGTATTGACCATGTTACAACGCCAACCGCAGAAGAAGTCATAAACGATGACGACGAACCTGCACCAAACACTCGACGAGGCAACCGAGGCAAATCAATTACAACCTGCACAACCTCCTCAACCTTGGGTTGCTGAACAACCTGTGAACGACGGTACCAAGGATTACCACCTGGATACTGAGCTGGCGGTGGACTTGGTGCCGGATCAACCGTTGCATTAGCCGAAGCAACCAACCCACCAAGCGAAGCAGAAGCCGTGACAACACCAGACACGTTCGCATTCGCATTCGCAGACAACCCACCCAACACAGCCTGAGCCGAAACGACATTCAACACCGAAGCAGTAGCCGAACCAACACCTGCACCTAAACCAGCATGAGCCGAAACCCTATGTATGACCGTTGCACCAGCAGACCCAACAACACCGCCCAAAACCGCCTGAGCAGAAACAACATTCGACACCGACGCTGAGGCTGCACCAACCAACCCACCCAACACCGCCCCAGCCGTAACTTGATGAGACACCAACGCTGACGCAGAACTAGCCAACCCACCTAAACCAGCCGAAGCCGTGACAGTTGTGGTGAAGGTGAAACCGTCTAACTTGGCTATCGAATCAAGTGTTGAAGTATTTAGAACAAATGCTGGACTGAAACCATCTAACCCGAAGTCAGCATTGTTGAGTTGTGACTGGTCAAGAATGAACCGTGAAACGGCCATCAGAAAACCTAACTAGCGACAGTCAAAGAAACAGTCAAAGCACCAGACGAAATTGTATATGTGTCGCCAGCCGTGTATGCGTTGCCTGTGATGGTTCCAGAGAACAAGAAGTTACCTGTGGTCAAGTTATCCCAAGCGGTGAAATGTGTTGCATCCTGTGAACCAGCGATGTTCGTCCACGTTACATCAGCATCAGAAGCCAAAGCACCACCAGAAGCAGCACCAAACCCAACAGCCTTACGAGTTGTTTCAGTTGCAGCATTACTTGTGCCAGAAGCACCAGGGTCGCCAACATGGAGCTTCACATACGCTGTTGTCACCGAGAACGCTGTTGCATTACCCAAAGCATCCAACCAAGCATTCGCAAGATAAGAAGAAATACCTGTTGCCATTAGTCCTCAGTCCTCTCAATGATATTCAAAATCCGACCATGCTCATCCCGTTCAACAGTACGAATCGTCGGTTTAGATTCTGGAACATTCACACGCACAACGGTCTCAGGAATGTTGATGATCGGCGCAGGAATGTTGATCGCTGGAGGCGTATAGTTCATCACCATCTCAGGCATATTTATATCCATGTTCTGTGACTTCACCTCATAAGCAGACTTTGGGTCTTCAGGGTCAATGTTGGAAATACCTTGCAACATGACTGATGGAACTCCTGTGTGTGTCATCGGAGGCAGACCAAGTTTTGCTAACACATCAGCAGGATCAAATCCTGTGGTGATTAGTCGTTGAGCCATAAGAACCTTGCGGTCTATCTCAGCCAAGTTCGCAGCTGACAAATCCACGTTGGCGAGTGGCACTCGATACGAGTCTCCCCCCTCAACAGGTGACATATCTTCAAGACGATGAATGTCATTGATTGACAAGAAACCTGATTGGATGCCGGTGGAGAATGATGCGTATCGTGACGCTTGGTCACCACGAAGCAGACCGTCCACATTGAACTTCATGAACGCACGACCAGCAAGCAGACGGGAATAGCCTTCCTCAATTTTCTCTATGTACGGACGCAACGTGTGCGTCACATACTGAATGCCGTTCTGTTCAACAGACGCATACGACATCGCACCAGGCGTAGTCACACCAAGCATTGAAGGAGGCACACGGAAGATACGGGCAATCTCCTCAACAGCGAAACGACGGGACTCTAAGAACTGTGCAGAATCGTTGTCAACAGTTGTCTTCGTGAACTTCGCCCCACCGAACAACACACCAGGACGATGCGAACGACGCAAACCCTTATGGCCTTCCTCAAACCCTGATACCAAGTCTTTAGCCTGCTCACGGGTCAGGTTGCCAGGGAACTCGATGATGCCGGAGGCTGATGAACCTTGACCAAAGAATCGTGCAGCGAACTCTTCCAACGCTTTAGCAAGACCTAAGTTTTCTTTGATGAGTTCTATGCGGGAGCGTCCACGCAAATCACCAGGCAAACGAAGTTCGGTGATATGAATCATGTTGTCAGCTGTGATTACATCACGACCCTCGTAGATATAAATCGGACGACGAGTCTCACGGTCACGACTGCACTCAACACGCTCAGGATTCAAAACAACCAAACCTGCGATACCTTGATCGTCACGCAAGATACGAGTGAACGAGTTGCCGTTCAACATCAACGAAACCAACACCTGCTGGAAATGTTCGATGCGGGTCACACCTGATTCAGGGTTATCCAACCATTCTGGTCGTGGACGGAATGGACGACGAGTCCCATCAAGGCGAAGGAATGTGTCTACAGGTAGCGTTGAAATTGAATCTGAAATCATGCGCACACACGCATAGACCGCTTCAATTTTTAGTGAGTCTTGTTGCGTGACTGTTGTTCCTGATGCGGTAGTGAAACTAAACGTGTCACCAGAAGCAAACAAGTTTTGAAACGAAACCGCCCGTTCCTCGTTGCCATTACCTAACAGTCTTGACAACATTTACTTACCTTTCCGACCACGCTCGTAAGCAGCCGTAAACAATAGAACTGACAGGCCGACAAAAATCAGCCCTAATGGAATTGCTATCAAGAATAGTCCATAAGCGATGAGCAAGATTGAGAAAACTTCTAGCAGGAAAATAAGCATGACCCTAGACTACAAAGAACCCAGGCACAGGTGCTACCTCTTCACGTCGAGTCGCACGATCCACAGCCATAGCCAACGCAATCGCAGCGTCAATCTTGCGACGAGACTTACCCTTAGACAAACGAAGCCCAGCATCAGTCTGACGTGGCACAGCAGACAACACCTGATCGGTGAACATCGGATCGCCATCATGAGCCAACTGCTGATTCACAATGCACTCATACAGCGTTCCGATTGCAGGCACCATACGTTGCGCAGACTGCGGGAACTCAACCATTGGCAAACCGTCGTCAGCTAACGCTTCAGCTGAACGCTGGAAGAACGCTGGGTCATACGCAAACTCACGCACATTGAACTGACGATGCAGGTCTCGAAGGTAATGCTCGACTGCTGCGATGTCTGTCATCGCCCCATCAGGAATCCAAATCTTGGCTCGCACCACCAGACGATGACCTTGAGGTTGGCATAACACCACCGCAATCGAGTCATGCTTCAAGGCCATGTCAATCCCCACAAACATCGGCAAGTCAGGATCAAGTTGTAGTTCTGATTGGCATTGTTCCCACCCGCCCGCCGGTAGCCAAGGTGAGTCTTCCTGTCTGACCCATTGATTCAGGCGATAACGCCTCATAGGAATCTCAGCAGTCTGATTCATGCTGACTTCCATGTCTTCCATGTCCAGCAAACCTTGAGCCAAGTTCGGGTTGGCTTGCGCCCACGCATCTCGGTCATGAACAGCACAACCTTCCGGTGCTTCCCACCACCAGAAACCAAACCGCTCATCGTCACGCTCGCCAGAGATAACTTGCTTGCCGTAGTTGTACAGCCGTCCACAGATTGTGTCCAAGTCAAAACCTGCTGTTGTGATTGCAACAATCATTGGGTCTTTTCTTGCACCCGAACCCAAAGTCAACGCATCCCAAAGTTCACTATCACGCTGGACGTGCAACTCGTCAAACACCACGCACGACGGGTTAAGGCCTTGTTGAAGTTTGGCATCGCTAGATAACACTCGATAGATCGCACCGGTAGACGGAACCTCAATCACATCCCGATACACCTTGCATACACCCGACAACGCTGGCGACTGAGTGATCTGCCACTTCGCCTCATTAAACACAACTCTTGCTTGCTGTCGGTCACCTGCTGCCGAATACACTTCTGCACCTGGCTCACCTTCAATCAAATTGTAAAGCGCAATCAAAGAACCAAGAAGTGATTTGCCGTTCTTACGAGCAAGCCCAACTAACGCTCGCCGATAACGAAGGAGACCATCAGGACGACGCTCAAAAAGATTATCCAATAAATCAGACTGCCAACCAGTAAGCACCAATGGCTCACCCGCACGAACACCCTTTGACACATGAAGAAAAGTTCTTGCAAAGTCGCTGACCAACGCACCATCAGACTTCGGATACAACCTCGGTGTCGACCACGTTGGCCTTGCGTTGCCTGAACTGGTCAAGCTCATTGGCAACCCTTATCTCTGCCAAGCCCAACCTGGCTCTGTCGCTCGGAGTGAAACCAAGCAAACTCATCCAAGCCGTGTTCTGAGCATCGATCTGATCTATCTGCTTGACTGCTGGATGAGTCACGATCTGACCATTCGGACTTGTATACCAACGACGCTCGACATCCGACCCCAACCAAATCTCCAGCTCTGCGATCCTGTCGAAGTTTGAACACAACCTGGTCATGAGCGGAGTGTCGTGAAGTTCCGATAGATGTCTCCGACCAGCCGTCCAATAAATCCCCCAATACGCCGAACCAACTTGACCCAAAGTTTTCGGTGCTTCCGGTATCGCACCCAAATCCACCAACGCCAACGCAGACTCCGGCATCGGCTGCGCCTTCAAGCCCCCACGAATCTCTGCACCTCTCGCACGTTTGCGCTCGACAGGCTCGGCCTTCTTGCCACGCCCAACTCCAGTCCTCGGTGTTGCCATGACCCAATGGTAGCCGTACCCCCTTCACAACCGAGGCGTGTCTTGCGC